GATTGAATGTATGCATCAATTGATGTTGTACCAGAACTATTGACTTGATCGGTTCCGGTTTCATGAGCATAGTAAGTTGATGCTCCATAAGTATTTGTAATTCCTTGAATATCAAAGTTAGGTGTAGCCGTTGAAAGATATTGTGTTGCATAAGGTACATCAAATACACCTGTATCTGCATATGATGATCTTGCTAATGATCCAGTTGTCCAACAGTTTTCTCCATAGTTATAAGTAACGCATCTGTCAATTTGTGTGCTTCCAGCTTTTGGATAAAACCATGTTACTTCATTATATAGAGTATTATGTTCACCATAAATAATCTGACTTGCATTATAATTAATACCTAGATTATCTCCTGTAGTTGTAAATACAAAATCTTCTACTAAACAAGGTAATGCTTTAACCGTTCCATCAAATGCAAAAAATCCACCTTCACCTGACATCCAGAATACAATACCATCAGAATAACTTAACGCGTGTTGACCAATCAATCCACAATTTGTACCAACTTGTTTTACAGAAAAAGTAAATGGTGGACCAACAAATTGAATTACGTATGCTGAGCTGTCTGTTAAAACTAAAGTATAATCTTTACCAGATACAGCACCTACAATTTTATTTCCTTTGTCTAATCTAAAACTACCAGCAGTATTTATTGCAGTTGGTGTATAAGTATTTAAGTCTTCTTGATTTGAAAATCTTATAAACATAGGATCAACAGTTGTTGTATCTCCTATTGTTGTTTCAGTTCCAAAATGAAACAAATGTCTATCTCTATCTGAAACTTGCGTTAATCTGGATGACGTCGGATTGTTTGTCGTTTGAAAATTTGTAGTTGTAGTTGACGCTCTGATTGTTCGTGCATTTGTCGCTCCTGCGTTCCATGTAAATGTTTTACCACCTGATATGGTTGCTACTAATACTTCTCCAAAATTATCAAGACTCCAGTTTCCTGGTTCCAGAAACACGTTACTAGTTGTTCTTTCGGTGCCCCACGTTGATGCGCTCCAAGTATCTGTCCCCCAACCATAACCTGCAGTTTGAATTGTAGGACCAACTTCTGCATATGGATTAACAGATGCGGAACCTGCAGCTGTCATTCCTGTTCCAGACTCTGTTGATGCCATCGTAATTGTAAAACTATTTAAATCAGCTGTTATAATTTCATAAGGTGTGTCTTCAAAATCACTTGATACATATCCCGTAGCACCTCCTCCCGGTAATGTTACAGAAGTAAATGTAAAATATCTTCCAGCAGATAATCCATGTCCCGTTTTATTTATAGTGACGGTCGCTGATCCAGTTGTAGACGTAAATGTACAAGAAGTGATTGCCGTATCTAATGGAGAAATGTCATAAAAGTCCTCTCCATAATACAAAAATAAACCTTGTGATGTTCCTATAGCTGCATACTTTTCACCTGCAATACTAGTCCAAGTATGCTGTGCACGCGCTGCTCCAGGTAAAGTTAAATTTTGTATAGTAAGTTGTTGCCAACCACCTATTTTTTCAGGTAGGCCATATCTAAATCTAACAAAATCACCATCGACCCATTGAGATTCTCCTCCGGAATCAGTGACCATTTTATTAAAACCAGGTTTAAAATTGAGTTTTTGTAGCATACCAACTCATTATATCTGCTTTTTATTTAGATATCAATTACTTAAAACTAGGTCCTGTTACCCAACAAACCAGTGAGTTTCTTTCACCTTTAGTCACAGGAGTTACTTCGTGAAGAACAAAACTTGGAAACACAACTAAGTCTCCTATTTGTCTTTTCATTTTAATTGGATTTGGACCATCGTGAAGTAATAAGTCTCCGCCTTCATATTTAGAAGAATCTGTAAGTTGAACTGATATAGAAAGTTTTCTTATTAAAGCGTTTGTAGATCTATCTACATGTTTACCATAATGAGATCCAGGAGCTTTATAATTAGTAAATTGAAATCCTTCAGACATAGAAGTTATATCAAAACCAAAAAATCTTTCATTTAAATTTAATACAGTTCTACTAACTTTTTCAAATATAAATTGAGTTTCTTCCGAAGGAAAAATCCAAGAAACCTTACTCTTTCTTATTTTATCATCCTGTTTAGGATTTTTACTTGATACTTTACCTTTTTCTAAACAAAGTTTTTTTCCTATTTTAACTATATGAGCACATTCTTCTGGAGTAAATATATTATCCCAATAAGCAAATAAATTAACTTTATCTGATTCAAATGTCCAAAGTGAACTTTGTATTTTTTTATTCATCTAATGTTATATTGGTTGCTACACTAATTCTAAGATTTTTACCATTAATTTGTCTTCCTACGGCATGATGTAATGTAGAAGGAAAAATTAACATTGTATCTTCTTTAGGTAATAAATTAAAATTAGGAAAAAAATAACTATTACTAGAATCTATTTTATTTAAAATATCATATGTTTTAGGAGCTACCCATTGCATACTCTCAGATATATTATTTGGATTTTTAAAAGTTATCCCTGAATTATTTTCATTTATTTTTAAATAATGAACACAAGAAAAAGAACTAGGTAGATGACAATGATAATTCATAAATTGATTTTCACCTATTGCAGTAGCATTTTCTATTGAATAATTATATTTAAATGGTTTAGAAGCTTTAAATTCATTATCAAAAAATGATTTAAAAATTTTACTATAAACTTTTATTAAAGACCCAAATTCTATTTTTTTAAATTTTTTATTAGTATTATCATTATAGGTATGATGAGAATTAGATTTACCTAATTCAGACCTTCCATCAAAATGATTTCTTTCTGGTTGTTTTTTATAATTAGCAGTAATGTCTTTTATAATTTTTTCTTTATCAAAAGATTTTGGATCTATGTTTAGAATATAAATTACTGGTGTAAATAATTTTATTTTTTCAAATTTATACATAAATAAAATCCATGTTTAAAGTTCTTCTCAAACCTTTGCTTTGTGGATAAGTCCCATGAAATACATTTGCAGACATAATTATAAAATCGCCTACTTTGGGTTCGATACTGTATGATTTTATTTCATTGTTTTCTTTAACAACAAAATAAAAATCCCCATCTGCTACTCTAGTTTTAGGAGGTGTATCTAAATATAAAACTGTAGATATTCTATTAGTTTTTTCTATATCTTCTCCGTTAAAAGGCATGTGTCTATGTATTCTATGATAAGAACCTTCTTCTCCAGAAACACTCCAACACGAAGTAGGTTTTAAATTATTTGTTTCTATAACACCTTTCATAGCTTCTAAAAATAACTTAGACAATTCATCTATATTAGTTAATTCTATTTGAGAAGAATTAATACCTTGTGTAGATTTTGATTTTAATAAATCATCTTTTACAGGTGTTGTTTTACACTTCTTCATTTCTTCTAAAAATTTATTGATATTAACTTTTTTATGTTTTAGAAACATCTCGTTTCTTTCCTACTGATGGTAAACCTAACTCCAATCTTCCATCAAATAAATTAGTATCTTTTAATGGACCATTAAAATCATTGTAATGAAGAAAGACTTGACCACACATTTGTTTTTTAAAAGGTTCTCTCCAATGTTCTAATTCTCTCCCATAATAAATTAACATGTCTCCAGGTTCTAAATCTATTTTAATTCCTTCTGTTTGTTCAGACATATAGCCATTAGGAGTACTTCTTCCTTTTGTATGATCAGGTTCTAAATAAATAGGCCATAAATCTCCACCCAAATGTAATGTGGTAGATATTTCACAACTATCTCTATCTTTATGTCTTTTTAATTCATTTCCTTTTCTATAAAGTCTACAATAAGAGTAAGTAGGAATTAATTCTTTATTTAAAATTTCGTTTAATTTAGGTAACACTTTAATTAATAAAGTTTCCATTACAGGATCTCCATACATGGTATAACAACCTGGAACTTGGGGATCTTTAAAATGACCTAAATGTCTATTTTTTCCAACAAGTTCATTTCTATTATACATAATAGCGACTGCTCTGCTTTTTAATTTTAAATATTCATAACAAAACTCAGCTAATTCTTTTGAAATCGCATTTTTAATTACTTTATATAATACTTGTTCAGTCATTATATGTAATTAAAATTAATATTTATTCTATAAGGTTCATCTGTGCATGTTGAACTGTTATGAAAATCAGTAGCATCAAAAAATAAACCTCTGTTTTCTCTACTTTCAATTTTAGTTTTATCACTTAAACGTGTAAATCCATTATTATTATTTATAGAAAATAAAAAACCTTTATGTTTTTCTACATAATCTTTATGTTTGTCATGTTCAAATATTTTATTAGTTGATGGATACATATTAATTTTTATTCTTTTAATACAAAAAGGTTTTAATTTTTTTAAAATAGGATCAACTATTGATACATAATCTGAAGTGACTCTGTCTTGAAAAAGCATATGTGTAAAATACATTCCATCTTTATTTATAGGTGAAGATACACCAACTTGGCAATACCAAGGAAAACTTTTATCAAATATAACCTGTTGAATATTTTTTAATTCTCCGTCAGATATAAAAAAATCTTCTATTCTGTATTTTACTTTCTTACCCATTATAGGTTTTATATATTATATTATATTAATAAGTCAACTAATAGGAAACCCAACTACTAGTATCAGGATTCCAATATACGTTAGTATCGTCTTGTTTTACTGCAATCCATCTTAAATTAGGCTCGTCCCAATCAGTAGATTTAAAAATTTCATTGTCTCTTTCATCAGTTGCATATGTCCAAATTGTTGGTATTGCAACAGGTGGCTCATAAATACATGAAGTTTCATTTAAAGTCCACGAAGGATAAGGTTGGTCTAATATGAATGCATCTCTTGATTCATCATAATTCATACCTTTACCTGCATAATTTTTTCTTAAAGCTTTTGATTGATCAGCAGAAGGTTGTCCAGTAACAGGATCATAATGCACTCCAGCTGAAGTATTATAAGAAGTTTGAATCCATCTTCCGCCTAATGAGTCAACATAAGCTTGATCAGGAGCAACAATTACTGTCTCTACTTTATTATTTGAATCTATTTTTGCAAAATGAGCCATAATTATTTATTGAATGTAATACTCCCTGATTGTGTAAATGTATAAACTTTATATCCAGGCGTTGTTGTTTTAGTTCCATTTACTGCTGTTGCATCAGGAACAGAATCATCGAATCTAACTATTACAATTCCTGATCCGCCGGCTTTACCTCTATATGGCTCAACAGGTGCTCCAGAACTTCCACCGCCTCCGCCGCCAGTATTTGTACCTCCAGCTTGAGCCGTAGTGGGTGTATAAGATGAAGCTCCATTTCCTCCGCCACCAAGGCCACCAATACCACCGCCTTGAGCAGGAGTAGGGTTACCATAAGCCCATAATCCACCGCCGCCGCCTCCAGCGTAGTAAGTTGCAGTACCGTTAATTGAAGATTGAACACCATCTCCACCATCGCCACCAAAATAATTAGAAGTTGGACTGTCTCGTCCTCCATTAAGTCCTATTTGACCAGCTCCACCGCCGCCACCATTTCCAGCGACAACATTAAATCCTCCAGGAAATCCTTGTCCTGGTGTTCCTTGACCTGTTTGAGTTGCGGGAGCAGGAAAGTCAGGTCCACCTGCACCTGAACCACCATCATTCATGTTTACACCAGGTGTCGGATCACTTGGTGGGTTAACATCATCACCAAAATAAGTACCAGCACCACCTCCAATAGAAGTGATAGTAGCAAAAACTGAATCAATACCTTGTCCGTTTGCACCTTGTTGTGTGTAAGATAATCCTATAGTTGAGTTAGCAGGACCTCCGGCTCCTACTGTAACTGTATAAGAAGTTCCATATTCTGCTTCAAAAGGGGGTTCTGCTGAACCTCCGCCACCTGATGGTGCACTTGCAACTGAAGTTCTAAAACCACCAGCTCCTGCTGCACGACCAGCGTAAATAGTTGGGTTACATCCACCACCACCAGCAACGACTAAATATTCTACTTCTAATAAATCAGCTCCTGATGTAAAACCAAATGCTCTTGAAGCTCCTGATCCAAAAGTTCCTACTAGTGGCATAATCTTTCTCCTCCTATTTTATTATGCAAACTGTGTTAAAGAAGCTAACACTGTAAATGCAGCATCTCCAGTTTTTATAACAGTATATGAATAAACATCTAGAGAATTTGTATTTCCAGCAGAAGGTGCAGAACCACCTTGCCATTCTGGAGTAACACCTGAACCATCAATTTGTACAGCTGAATTATAATAAGCTGTTCCACCTTGTGAAACAATATGTGCAATTGTTATAGATTCTCCTGTATCCATAATACTATTTAAAGAATTCGATCCATCACCTCTAATATTTAATGTCCAGTTAGCTGAAGCATTTGTTGTAAAATTCCATACCGCTTGTGTAAGCACATCATAGTTTACAGTTCCTGTAGCAGCTGTTGCTTCAGTTGTAACTTTTTCTGCAGTTTGTTGAATTTTACCACCGCCATTAAAAGTTACTCTTCCTATTCCTTTTGGAGTTAAATTTAAATCAACATTTGAATCACCACCAATCGCTGCGACTTCAGGAGCATTTCCTGTTGCTGCGTTAGTTAATTGAGTATTGTTTACTGCTGAAGAAGTTGTTTGAAAAGTTAATTGTTCATTACTGTTTTCATCAAGAATGTGATGATTGTCATCAATAATAATATTATTATCGTTAGTATCTAAGTCTGCTGCAAGTTGTGGTGATTTATCTGACAATAAATCTGTAAATGCTGTATCAACAACATTAGTTCCATCTGAGAAAACCATTTTTGTACCTTTGTCAGTTGCTGACCAAGTTACTCCAGTTCCAGAAGATGTTTTAAAAGTTACAGTGTGAGCACCTGTCGTTGAATTTTGCACCACAAAAGTTTTTTCAATTCCATCTGGAATTGTTACGTTAACTGCTCCTGCGATTGTTCCTGTTAACTTTAATACTGCGTTTTTACCATTTGATAAAGTACCATTTGTAAAAGATAAAGTTGCGCCAGAAGTTATTCCAACTGCATCATACCCACCGATAGCTTGTTCTAAAATTAATAAGTTTGTATTTGTAATTTGTCCCCAAGTTCCTGAGTTTTCACCGGTTGCTTGGACTGTTAATTTTAAATTAGCTGATGTTGAATTTGCCATAATTTAAATTCCTTATTGTCATTAATTTACTAAAAAATTGAGTTTGTGTCAAACTCATTAAGCAGCCCTTGTTGGTACTTCTTGCCAACCAGGTGGATCTAAAGGTGCTGAACCTGTATTTACTCCGCTCCAGATCAAAGCATTAACAGAATTAATTGACATAGTCAACCCTATTCCTGTGCATTGAGCGTTAGCATCACCAACAACACTTTCTTCACTTAATGTGGCTGTAATAGGAATTCCTGTGACATCTACAGGTGTATTTAGATCAATTGTTTCTTGACCTAAAGTAGCTGTCATAGCTATTCCAGTGACATCTAAATCTGCTGTTCCAGAAACTACTGTTCCTGTGGCAACAGCCATTCCAAATCCAATACCTGTAACCGTTGCATCTGGTGATGGATCTACTGTTCCCTCCGAAGCAGTCATAGCTAAAACATCAACAGACTCATTACCCCAAGCTCCAAAGCCCCATGTCTCTATACCATAATAAGATGGAACAGTTACACCAACATCAACAATAGTATTTGCATCTAATACAGATGTTCCTAATGAAGATGTTAATTGAATACCTGTTAAGTCTACAACTGCTTCTTGATATTGAAGCGTTACAGTCATTGAAAAACCTGAAATTGGTGGAATAGCTCCTGCGCCACCTGTAGCAGTTCCTTGATTGATATCTATTAATTCACCGGTAGGCGTGACGTTTGCATGAGCAGTCGTTGTAACTGAACCTACATTTGCAGATAATTGAATACCAGTTACATTTGTACTTTCTCCTGATAGGCCCCAGAATTCAAGTCCCCATGAATCTGAACCCCAACCAGTATTAATTTCTCCAGTTGTTGTAAGAGTTCCAATAGAAAAAGACGCACCTATACCACTAACAGGAACATCAAAATCAGTTTGAGCTCCCCATTGACCTGCATTCCAAGTGAGTGTACCCCAGGTTGCCATAGGAATTTATCTCCTATGTATTACCCAGAAATTCTTAGAATCGCTGCTGCTGTTGTAAAAGCTGGAAACTGTATCGTAAAAGTTCCTGATGTAGCTGTTTTATCTCCTCCAAAATCTAAAGCACAAACAGCTGCATTAGTTGCAGTTGATGAAGTGTTATAGATTAAAGCTCCTCTAGCAGTCAATGTTACACCTGTGAAAGATCTATCAGCAAAATCTACAATCGCAACACCTGATGCAACTGAAGTATTATTGCCAGCTAGTTTTCCGCCACCAGAAGTATACTGACCACTGTTACTGACTTCATTACCTGTAGTAAAAGAAGTTGTAGCAGAGTTTAGAGTAGCTGAGGAAGTATAAAGAGCTATTTTGAAAACGTCACCACCAGTTTGTTTAAAATCGTGGTCTCCGTCTAACAGTTGCTTTTTGAACGAGTTTGCAAGTGCTTGTGTAATCGCCATAGTTTTTTCTCCTTATTATTTTCCACCGACTCGAGGAACACCACTTTGATATTCATCTCGTCTTC